TTCATTCATCGACGAAATTAGTACGTAGGAGTAATTATGACTGCAGTAATAAATGGAATCCAATATATTGGAGGACAAACATCACCGGATGAGTTTATAAAAAATCAAGCTTCAACAATTGACGGAACTCAAACTGTAGAAAATGCAGTTCTTGCAGGACCAATTTCTATTCCTGCTACAATAACAGTAACAGGGACGTTAGTAATAGTTTAATGAGTAAAATAGAAGTAGATACAATTGATAAACAAAGTGGTTCCACTCTTACATTAGGAGGACCAGGAACTGCTGTAACTTTAGGTTCCGGCGCAACTCAAACAGGTTTTGGTCGTACTGGAACTGTAAATTGGCAAACTACAGTTAAAACAACTGCTTTTACAGCAGCAAGTGGTGAAGGTTATTTTGTTAATACAACTTCAGGAGATATAGTTGTAACCTTACCAACAGGAAGTGCAGGAGATATAATTGCAGTCAAAGATTATGCAGGAACTTTTGATACAAATCAATGTAAATTAAATCCATCAGGATCAGATAAAATAAATGGAGTAGCGGATGATGCTTTTTTAACACAACAAGGATTAAGTGTTACTTTAGTATTTCTTGATTCTACAAAAGGTTGGTTAGCCGTAAATGATTCAACTAATGATACAACTGGAATAATTCCAGCTTTTATTTCAGCAACAGGTGGTAATGCTACAATAACTTGTGGAGATTTTAAAACACATATTTTTACCAGCTCTGGAACTTTTTGTGTATCAAATGCTGGTAATGCAGGAGGAAGTAATAAAGTAGATTATTTTGTTGTTGCAGGAGGCGGTGGAGGAAGTGGTGATAGAAAAGCAGGAGGTGGATCAGGTGGATTTAGATTATCTAATGAATATGGTTTACCAGCACCATTAAACTCACCTTTAATTTCAAGTACAGGAATTACTGTAACAGCTACAGGTATTCCAGTTACTATTGGTGCAGGAGGAAGTGGTGGTCCAGGTGGAGCACCAACAAAAGGATCAACTGGATCAAATACAATATTTAGTACAATTACATCAGCAGGAGGTGGCTTTGGTGATGCCAATCCTGTTACACCTGCACCTGATAGAGCAGGAGGTTCAGGTGGAGGAGCAGGTGATGGTGGTGGTTGTACGACAGGTGGAGCAGGTAATACACCACCTGTAAGTCCACCACAAGGAAATAGTGGTGGTAATGCTAGACCAGGTGGAAATCCAGGATTACCAGCAGGAGGTGGTGGAGCAGGTGCAGTAGGTTCAAATGGTGCTACACCAGGAAGTCCAGGAGTACAAGCACCAGGCGGTATAGGAAGTTTTATAGATGCAAATTTTATTGGTCCAACAGCTCCATCTTATGGAGAAGCTGGTCCTGTAAGTAATACAAGATATTTTGCTGGTGGTGGCGGTGGTGGTGGAAATGGAAATCCACCAGCAGGAGGTGGAATTGGTGGAGGTGGAGACGGTGGTGGTTCATCATCAAGTCCTCCAGTACCAACAACTGAAAGATCAGGTGGAGCTGGAACTGCTAACACAGGTGGAGGTGGTGGAGGTTCAGGTGAACAGCATGGTCCTAGTGGTGGTCCTTGTAGAACTGGTGGAGCAGGTGGTTCAGGAATAGTGATGATAAGATATAAATTTCAATAGGTAAATTATGACAAGTAAAATTAAAGTAGATAATATAAATAAAGTTTCAGACGATTCTAACATCATTAAAAAATGTGGATCAACAACAACAGTTGGATCAGGTTCTGGTCAAACTATTGTCGTTGATGGTGCAACAGTAACATTAGGCAGATGTGGTGGTGCTGTTAATATTGCTTCAGGAGCAACTACATCAGGCATGGGTAGAACCGGTACAGTTGATTGGTGTACAACAGCAAAGACAGGTCCTTTCACTGCAACAAGCGGTGATGGATTTTTTGTAAATACTTCAGGTGGAGCAATTACAGTGACACTACCTAGTTCACCTTCTGCTGGTGACATAGTTGCTTTTAAAGATTATGGAGGCACTTGGGCTACTGCTTGTAAAGCTGTAACATTGTGTAGAAATGGATCAAAAATTAATGGAGGTTGTTTTAACACAACTTTAGTTACAAAAGCACAATCAGTAACTCTTATTTATGTTGATGGAACTAAAGGTTGGCAGGATGTTAACGATTCAACAGCTGATATAACAGGACAATCAAATTTCGTAGCAGCAACAGGTGGAAATGCAACGCTAACAGTTGGAGATTATAAAACTCATATTTTTACAAGTAGTGGTACACTTTGTGTATCTCAAGCAGGATCACCATCAGGTCAAAACTTTTTTGATTATTTTGTAGTAGGAGGAGGTGGATCAGCAGCGCGAGATGGTAGTGGAGCCGGCGGTGGTGGCGGTGGTGGTTTTAGATTATCAAATTCAACAGGAGGTCCAGGAGCAGTTCCTGCACCTACAATGAGTCCTTTAATAGCTCCCGCTGGACTTACAATAACCGTTGGAGCTTATCCAATTACAGTGGGTGGTGGAGGACCTTCTACCACTCCTTGTTTACAAGGAGTTAATGGAACTCCTTCATCTTTTTCAACGATCACTTCAGCAGGTGGTGGCGGTGGTGCATCCTACCCTGGTGGAACAGGTTTACCAGGTGGTTCAGGTGGTGGTGGAGGAAATCAATCTGCTGCCCCATCAGCTGGTGGAAGTGGAAACATTCCTCCTGTATCTCCTCCACAAGGACAAGGTGGTGGTTCAGGAAATGTAACTGGTCCGGGTTCTGCACCAACTCACAGAGGTGGTGGCGGAGGTGGTGGCGCAGGCGCTAGTGGTGGTAATATGTCTCCAGGTGGAGCAGGTAATGGTGGAGATGGAAGTTTTATAGGTGATCCTTATTTTGGTCCAACAGCTCCAAGTTATGGAACACCAGGTCCAGTCTCAAGTGTAAGATATTTTGCAGGAGGTGGAGGTGCTAGTAACCAAGGAGGTTCTCCTGGTCAAAGAGGATGTGGTGGAGCAGGTGGTGGAGGTCAAGGTGAAGCCGGAGGTCCTGGAGGAAATGCCCCAGGTTCAAATGGAGTAATAAATACTGGTGGAGGATCAGGTGCAAGATATGCAGGTGCTCATACAGGTGCAGGAGGATCAGGATTTGTGGCAATAAGATATAAGTTTCAATAGGAATTAAATTATGAGTACAATTAAAGTAAACACAGTAACAAAAAGAACAGGTAGCACACTTACATTAGGTGAGTCAGGTGCAACAGTAGCTTTAGCTTGTGGTGCTACACAAACTGGCTTTGGAAGATCAGGTTCTGTAAATTGGTGTACTACAGCTAAAACAAGTCCTTTAACAGGTGTTTCAGGAAATGGTTATTTCATAAACACAACAGGCGGAGCAGTAACAGTAACTTTACCAGCATCGCCAAGTGCGGGCGACATTATAGCTGTAAAAGATTACACAGGTACAGCAGGAACTAATAAAATAACTATTGCTAGAAACGGTTCTAAAATTAGAAGTGCTTGTGCGTGTATTGCAATAGAACAAAATAATGCAGGAACACAACTTATTTACGTTGATGGCACAGAAGGTTGGCAATATTTTAATTGTGGTTCTGATGGTGATATAGAAGGAAATTACACAGTAGCAACTGGTGGAACAATAACAGAATCAGGAGATTATAAAATACATACGTTCACTAGTAGTTCAGATTTTGTGGTGAGCAACGTTGGAAATTCACTAGGGGGTGGAGATAAAGTTTCTTATATGGTAATCGCTGGTGGCGGTGGTGGTTCAAGAGGATCTGGTGGTGGCGGTGGTGCAGGTGGTTTTAGAGAAGGTAAATGTACATCTGATCCTTATACAGCAAGTCCATTAGCTGGTTCAGCTTTACAAGTTTCACTTGCAACTTTTCCAATAACAGTTGGAGGAGCAGGAGCAAAAAGTCCTAACTGTGATGCAACAGGAGGAAGTGGCTCTCCATCAACTTTTTCTACAATAACTTCTGCTGGTGGTGGTGGCGGTAATATGAATGCTACAAATCCACCCGTATCACCTGTTCCAGGTGTTGGAATACCTGGAGGTTCAGGTGGAGGAGGTGGAATGGGAGCAGCAGTTGGACCTAATAGACCAGTTGCAGGGGGAACAGGAAATACTCCTCCCGTAAGTCCCGCTCAAGGAACTAATGGAGGTGGAGGTTCAGCAGTTGATAATACAGGTTCTGGCGGTGGTGGTGGTGCTACAGTCGCAGGTGGACAAGGTGGTCCAGGAGCACCAAGTCCAGGAACTTGTGGTAGAGGTGGAGATGGTGGTGCCGGAGCAACTACAGTTATTACAGGTTCACCAGTAGCTTATGCAGGTGGTGGCGGTGGTGGTAGCGGAAATAGACCAGCAGGCTCATCAGGTGGAACTGGTGGTGGAGGAAATGGTGGTTTTGGTCCAGGTGCTAATAACGCAACTGCAGGAGGAACTAATACAGGCGGTGGAGGAGGTGGAGCAGGTTATTGTAGTTCAACTTTAGGTCAAGCTGCAGGTGGTTCAGGAATTGTAGTAATAAGATACAAGTTCCAAAATTAATGAATTTACAAACTTTAACAAATAATATATAAGGAGAAACATTATGGCACATTACGCAAAATTAGGAGCAAACAATAAAGTTATAGCGGTACACGTTGTAGCTGATAAAGATTGTCAAAATGCTGATGGTGTTGAAGATGAAGAAGTAGGTAGACAGTTTTTGGAAAGAATCCATAGCTGGCCTCTTTGGAAAAAAACATCTTACAATACAGCAAATGGACAACATACAAATAGCGGAACACCTTTAAGAGGTAACTACGCAGGTATAGGTATGACTTATGATGAAGATAATGATATTTTCATTACTAAAAAACCTTATGCTAGTTGGGTTCTAAATGTGGCAGAAGCAAGATGGCAATCACCAGTGGGTGATGCTCCAGCACTATCTGAAGAAGAACAAGATACTCACAGATATGAGTGGAATGAATCTACAGGTGCTTGGGATAAAGTCACTATATAATCTACTTGACATTATTATTGGAGTTAATTACATACTAGTTAGGTATGCAAAAGAAAGTATTAACAGAAGTTGACTTATATCACGGTGAAGTTGATATGCCAAAAGGCTTTGAGATTGACCGAGATCAAATAAGAAACGACATCATAGAATCCTACGTAAAACAAAAAAGAATTAACACTAATCCACAAGCTTATGCTTTTGATGATTATGTTATAAATTTTTCTCAACCTTTACAATGGATGCAAGATTACATCAGAGACCATTGGAAAGTTGAATATGGTAGAACTTTAGTGACTAAAACTATGCACGGTAATGTTATGCATCCTAAAGAAAAATCTTGGACAAGAAATCAAGTTGAACCTGTTGATTTACGTAACTCACCAGATTACACATTAATATATGGTGTTGATGTTAAAGAAGAATCTTCAGAATGTATTGTTGAATATGATGATAACAGAAGAAAAAATAGAACGTGGCATATACCTATAAAAAATAATGAATTTATAATGTTTCCAGCTACTAATAAGTATTCTTTCTCACCTAATACTTCTAACGGCTTAAATATAATTTTAACAATTAATTATGAATATATCTAATTTTATTGAAACATATAAAATACCAAATGATATTTGTGAAAATTTTATAAAGTATCATAAAAGAAATAAAGAATATAAAAAACCTGGAGTAATGGGCGATAAAGGGTTGGTAGACAAAAAAAGAAAAGATTCTATTGATGTTACATTTTATAATGAAACAAAAGAAAAATTTATTTTAAAATTTTTTAATTTATTATCTAATGCTGTAAAATTATATGGGAAAAAATATCAGATAACTTCTCCTTTGCATACTTATATGTCACATAATATTCAACATTATAAAAAAAATGGAGGTTATTTTCTACAACACTATGAAAGATTTAATTTACATACTATAGGTAGAGAACTAGTTTATATGCTTTATTGTAATAATGTTAAAAATGGAGGGACATTTTTTCCTTTTCAACAAAAACGTTTAGAATGTAATAAAGGTAATTTAATTATTTGGCCTGCTCACTTTACACATCCCCACTATGGTGTTATCTCAAAAGAAAATGAAAAATATATTGTAACAGGTTGGTTTGAAATAAGATGAATATATCTAATCATTATTGGTTTTTTCAAAACGCCATACCTTCACGAATTTGCGATATGATTGTAAAATATGGTAAGTCAGAAAAAGAAAGAGAGATTATGGCCATTACAGGTGGTTATGGTAGAGATAGGGATTTAAATAAACAACCTCTTACTAAAGATGAAATAAAAGATTTACAAAAGAAAAGAGATTCAAATATTGTTTGGATGAATGACAGATGGATTTATAAAGAAATACAACCTTATGTTCATATGGCAAATAAAAGTGCAGGTTGGAACTTTGATTGGGATTGGTCAGAATCTTGTCAGTTTACTATATATAAAAAAGGTCAGTATTATGATTGGCACTGCGATAGTTGGGATAAACCATATGTTACACAAGATCAAACAAATGGTAAAATAAGAAAGTTATCTGTAACCGTAACGTTAACAGATCCAAAAGAATACAAAGGTGGAGAGTTAGAGTTTGACTTTAGGAATTTAGATCCTGATAAAAAACCTAACATTAAAGCATGTACTGAAATATTACCAAAAGGCTCTTTGGTTGTATTCCCTTCATTTGTATGGCATAGAGTCAAACCCGTAACTAAAGGAGAGAGGAATAGTCTAGTGATATGGAATCTAGGTTATCCATTTAAATAATATGAATGATATAAAACAAGGTGGCAGTAGTACACCACAAAAACCAAAAGGACATGTAGATTTTAACTCTGCATTTTATTTTCAAACACCGGTGTGGATTGCAGAAGCTCCCATGTTTCTTAAAAACGCAATTAAGGTAACAGATAAATATATTAAGAAAGCTGATAAACTTTTAAAAGATAAATTAAAGAAAGAACCTAAATGGAAAAAAGATATAGGCACATTTGGTTTATCTAAACATAGTGAAAGTTTTTCTAACGATTCTAAAATAAAAGACCTGGTACAGTTTATAGGTCAAAGGTCTTATGAGTTTTTAGATTGGCAGGGATTTAGTTTACAAAACCATAGCTTACACTTTACAGAATTTTGGGTGCAAGAGTTTAGTGAAAAAGGTGGTGGTCATCACGATACTCACGTGCATTGGAATCAACACGTATCCGGATTTTATTTTTTAAAATGTAGTGATAAAACATCTTATCCAATTTTTCACGACCCAAGACCTGGTGCAGAGATGACAAAACTATTTACGAAAAATCCAGAACAACTTACATTAGCATCTAATCAAGTTCATTATAAACCAAAACCAGGAACAATGATTATATTTCCAGGTTATGTACCGCATCAGTTTGCAGTAGACGCAGGAATAGAACCATTTAGATTTATACATTTTAATATTAAAGTTGTTGAAACAGCAATATCAAAAGAAAGGAGTAATAATAATGAGCTTCAAAAAAAATAAATACGTTGTAATTAAAGAGGCTGTGCCTAAAGATATAGCTGAATTTGTTTACAATTACTTTTTACTCAAAAGAACTGTTGCTAGAACTTTATTTGATCAAAGATATATATCTCAATTCACAGAAGAATGGGGAACGTGGGCAGATGAACAAGTTCCAAATACATATTCTCATTATGCAGATATAGCTATGGAAACTTTGCTCATGAGAACTTTACCTATTATGGAAAAGAAAACAGGACTTAAATTAAACCCGACATATTCTTATGCAAGAATATATAAACCTGGTGATGTACTACATAGACACAAAGATAGATTTAGTTGTGAAATATCTACAACATTAAATTTAGGGGGTGATCCTTGGCCAATACATTTAGAGCCAAAGAAAAATGTAGGTATACCTGACGGTAAAAAAATTACTGTAAAAAGTAATAATAAAGGTATTTTAGTTAATTTAAAACCTGGTGATATGCTTGTTTATAGAGGCATGGAATTAGAACATTGGAGAGAAGAATTTCAAGGTGATAACTGTGCTCAAGTATTTCTACACTATAACGACCAAAAATCTAAAGATGCAGCTCAAAACGTAAATGATCGAAGACCGCATTTAGGACTTCCAAGTTGGTTCAAAAAGTAATATAATCTTTAAATGGGGACAGTGACTCCACCACATACCTCACTGTCTCCTTTTAAGGATTATTTATGAGTTTAGGATTTGACGCAATATCAGCATTACCATTCGCTACATCAGGACCCGATTCAGATGTTGCAGTAGTTGTAACAGGTAATCAATTAACTATTACTATTGGTAGTGTAGGTATTATTGCTGATGCAATTACACAAGATGCAGATCCAAATCCATTAACTCTAGGTCTTGGTACTTTAAGTATTACAGGTCAAGCGAATATAAGTGTTACAGCTAACCCATTAACACTAGGTGTTGGAACAGTCACAGTTACAGCCGATGCTGGTGTTTCTCCTACAGGAAACGCATTGACGTTAGCCACTGGAAATGTTACAGTGACAGGAACGGCACTGGTGAGCCCAAGTGGAGTACCATTAACGGTAAACACAAAAGAACCAGGTATAATAACATGGA